ACGAGAGCGTGCCGGAATGGTTCAAGTCTGAGATGAAGAAGCGTGATGAGCAAATCGCCAATCTCGTAAAGGAGAACGAGAACCTCAAAGCTGCTGAAACGAAGAAGAGCCGTGCGGAACAAATCGCGGCCAAGGCCAAGTCTCTGAACATTCCCGATTTCCTTATGGAGAATTTCAGCATCTCTGATGATGCGGACATCGACAAGGTATTGACGGAGTTTGCACAGAAACTTGTAAACAACAAGCTCATGCCGAAAGACACGGCACTTGAGTTAAGCGGTACGGATGAAGCAATGAAGAATGAAGCCAAATCTTGGGCTGAGTCTCTGCCGGACAAATGATTGTTTAACCTCTAAAAAATTCAAGCAATGGCTATCGAATTTAAGAAACAGGCCTTTTCAGGCAAAACCCCTGTCATTTGGCGAGGGGAATGCAAGATCCTGCCTGGCGGTTTCAAGCCGAAGCAGACGTTCCCTGTCGGGACTGTACTGCGTAGGGGTCTCCCTATTCAGGTGGATTTCGATGAGATGAGTGCAGGTGTGGTTAAGATTGCAAAGGTTCTTGACGGCGGTACGACCACCGAAGCACGTGTGAGCAAAGGGCATCTTTTTGCCATTGGCGACAAGGTGCAGAAGCTGGGCACGGCAACATCAACGACCGTAAGCAAAATCGACACTTCCAATGCCGACTACGACGTGCTCACTTTCGCAGCGGCCATCACCGGGCTTGCTGCCGGGGACAGCATTCAGGAAAGTGACGGGGAGAGCAGCGCAAAGCCGCTCTACACTCCGAACATGGTTGTCGGTGCTGACCTTGAGTTCAAGGGTACCGGAATCCCGACCATTGACGCAGCTTATGATGCTGTCGTACTCTACAACAACGTGAATTACCCTATCCCTGCCGACTGGCTTCAGGGGGTAACTCTTAAGTCTAACCCGAACATTCTGTTCATAAAGCAGTAGTATCGCTATGCCACAGTTTCAGTATAGTTCAATTTTCGGCGAACTGACGAAGAACGTACAGATTCGCTTTGACGCTGCCTCTGAACTCCGCAAGCGGCTGTTCGACCAAGTTATTTTCGAGAAGTACCTTGATTGGGACACCCCGACCATCGGTCTTGACTTCGAGGAAATCATCGGGCAGTACAACATCACCGTTGCCGCACCAACTATCGGCGACAGTTCAAAGGAAGCCATTCTGGGTACGGAGGGGTTGGAAACTCTCAAAGAGAAAATCATCAACCACGCCGTTACCCTACCTATGACCATTCAGGATTACAGAAAGGTTCTGCAAATCCTTGACAGCAAGTCTCTGCCTGACAGACAGAAGAAACAGCAGCTCATCGAACTTATGTGGGGCAACGTGAAAACGCCTGTAAACAGCGTTCTTGCAAAGCTCGACATGATTTTCCTTGGCGCACTTTCGAACGAAGGTGTTTTCACTCTTGACGAGACTACCAATCCTGAGGGCGGTGTGCGCGGATCCATCAACTTCAACCAGCCTGCGGAGAACATCGCAAGTTCAACCAAAGGATGGACAGAGGGGAACAAGGACACCGTGGACTGCTTCGAGGACATTCAGTCGATTATTGATGCCGCACAGGACAAGGTCGTTTTCGGCAAGGTGCTGTGCGCTCCGTCTCTCATCTCCTACATGTGCCGCTCAAAGAAGATGAAGCAGATGATTTGGGGAACGGACAAATCGTCCCGTATGGTGCAGTTGAAGGACATCAACGAGTACATGCAGACCAACAGCTATCCTGTATTCGAGCCTATCCGCAGGCAGATTAGAGTACAGAACGGCACGCAGCGTACCCCGTACACCCCTTGGAACGCCAAGAACATGGTGTTCATCCCTGACGGCAAGCTGGGTATCGTCAAAAACGCTTATGCAAACAGCGAGTTGAGACAGGAGCCTGGCGTTGCCTACTCCAACTATGGACGTATCCGTGTATCACAGTGGGGCGCAGGAGAGACACAGGGCTCGAACGGCGTAGAGTTCACCAAAGCGGAAGCATTCGCTTTGCCTGTGATTACGGAAATGAACGGTATCTACACCCTCAAAACGCAGTCATAGTCATGGACAATCTGAAAGCATTGAGAGGTCTTTGCAACGCCATCTGCAACACGTTCTATCCCGACCGTGGAGCAATGGAGATGATGCTTTTCAATGAGGGCATAGACAGCGATGCGGAAGCCACTCCGAAAGATGAAAAACTCTTTCGGGTGGCGGTACGCTTGGTCAGGGGCTATGTGGAGAGCAGCCGGACAGAAAACGGCGTTTCCACCTCTGTACGTGAGGATGCAATCAACGAGAACATCAAGCTGTGGTGCAAGGATTACGGTCTCGATGCAGATGATTACCTGATTTCGGTAAAGACGATAGAGAACGGTTCTAACTTGTGGTAACTGCCTTATGAGAACTAACGGTTTCCTGAAATACGAGATAGTCAAGGAGGTTGCGGACTTCAACGAATACGGAGAGCCCGATACGGAAGCTGCCGTAGAGTGGAGCGAGCCTGTACCCTGTTCCATAAAGACGAACAGCGACAACCGTAAGGGGAAATACGAGGACGGAGAGTTCCGTGTAGCCTCCTTTGTGGTGCTGATTGAGGAACAGGACAAATTCAGCTCCAGCCGTATCTATTTGGAGCGGTCAGGAGAAGCCCTTGGCGAATACCGTATTCAGGCTACCGAAGCACTCGAAACGGTAGGAAGAATACAAATCACGGTGTAAGATGGCAAGAACGGCGATAACCATACACGGCAAGAACACCATCCTTGGTATCGTAAAGAACATCAAGGCAAAGACCGACAGCCTGAAAGAGCGTTGTGTCGAGACTTTCTGCTATGTGGGCGAACGTTGCATAACGGAAGCACGCAAGGCCGGGGAGTACAACGACATCACAGGCAATCTGCGCAGCTCTATCGGCTATGTGGTGCTGGTCAATGGTCATGCTTACCAATATGGAAAGCCGAAGACATACCGGGGAAGCCAAAAGGTCAGGAACTCCAAAGGCCGTCTCGTGAAAAGCCGGGGCGACAACGGGGTCAAGGAGGGACAGGCTTTGCTCGACAGGCTTTCGGAGGAATACGCCGCAAAGTATGCGCAGGGCATTGTCCTGATTGTGGCCGCTGGTATGAAATACGCCGTGTATGTGGAGGAACTGCATAACCTGAACGTTCTCGCATCAGCCGAATTGCTGGCCGATGAGCTGGTGCCACGTCTTTTACTTCAACTCGGTTTCAAGAAAACCTGATGAATATGGCAACAAAAACTGAAAAGCGCATAGAACGGGACTTTTACGAGTTCGTGACCAAAAGCGAACTTGCAAAGGCTGTTTCGGGAAAGGTGTACCGCAAGGGCATGAGACCTCCCGAGTCGGACAAGGAGGACATCGTTGTCAAGTTCCTGTCCGGAGTGGACGAACAGGTGCAGAGCGGTATCGTGGTACTGAACATCTATGTGCCGGACATATCCGTACGAAGCAGGGGGGCAAAGGTGGAGAACATCAAGCGCATAGACGAGCTGGAGGAACTTGCCGTATCGTTCATCGAGGGAAACGACAGCAACGAATACGACTTGGAGAAAGACGGAACACCGAAATCATTGGAAGCGGAGGGTATAGAACAGCATTTCATTTCTGTAAGGATAAAATTCAAACGAATAACAATTTAACACTTTACGAATATGGCAAAGAAAGTAATCATGTCGTGGTCGAAGTGCAAGATTGAGGTCGGAAAGACAGGTGCGGATGAAGCTATGGCTTCCGAACTCTTTAACATCGGCACGATAAAGGACAAAACAACCACCATGTCCACAGAGGACGGCGATACCTTACAGGCTGTCGCCACAGGAGGTGTGGTAGTGGCAGAGGAAGAGGGCGAGCCTCAGGTATCTATCACTACCCGTATCATGGAGATGGACTTCGATACGGAGAACAAGCTGACAGGAGCTGTTAAGGCAGGAACTGCTGGGAGCGAGACATTGAAAGTCACTACTAACGTAATTCCTGATGACTTCTCCCTGAAGCTGACCCCGAAGAACATCGGCTCGACAGGTATCAAGGCAAGACGTACCCATATTTCTTTCCGTCCCGGATCATCCGAAGAGGAGGGTCACTATGTGGACGTGACGTTCAAAATCCTTGCCTGTGAAGACGGAGAGCTTTACACGAAGTTCAAGGTCGCCGCTTCCGACTGGGCCGCTGCCGACTGACAGTCAGTACAGTCCCAATCAACAGGCAAGTAGCATATCTGACGTGTGGAAAGACACCCCTTTGCTGTTCGGGAGGATAGAACAGCCATCCGGAGGGTTGGCAGAGCGGCCTAATGCACCTCATTGCTAACGAGGAGTGCGGAAACGCACCGGAGGTTCGAATCTTCCACCCTCCGCAAATTCAGAATTAGGATTATGACAGAACAGACCATTGAAAGCAAAGTCGCATCGGCCATCCTTGAGAGACCTGTTGCGAGCATCGAGCTGGACGGCGTGAAATATGACATCGCACCGCCGTCCATAGCCACGCTGATACTCGTTTCTGAAATTGTTTCAACGCTGCCGGAAATGAAGCCTGTAAGCGGAGACAAGATTTTGTATTCGGTACTGCACAGCGCAAAGAATTACCGTGCGCTCGGAGACATCGTAGCAGTCCTTATTTTGGGCGCAAAGGGTCTTACCGAGACAACAACACGGAAAGTCATAAAAAGTCGCTTATTCGGGCTGAAAAAGGTCGAAGTGGAAGAGACTGTAACCATTGACAGAAAGGCGGAGCTTGCCAAAATTGTCTTGGAGAACATGAGACCGTCCGTAATGCTGAACGTGATTGTACGCAGGTTGCAGGATTTGGAGGTCGGGGATTTTTTCGGCATTACCACTTCCCTAAGCGAAGCAAACATACTGAAACCGACAAAGGAAGTGGTGGGCTGAATGACAGCATTTGGGCAACCGTTCTCGGAGTATCAAAGACATTCGGCATAACGGCACGTCAGGCATTGTACGAAATCAGCTACACCAACGCAATACTGTACAGCAAGGCAACACCGATGTATGGCGACAAATCGGACGATGAGAACAAGCCTTTATTCGATGAGACAAAGGATGCAAACAACCCTGATTTATTCAACGATTTTGAAAATGAAGAAGTAGTAAGAGTATGAGCGACAAAGAAAGACTGTCCTATGCCATAACGCTTGACACGGCGCAGCTGGAGGCTTCCGCAAAAAGAGCGTCCAACGAGTTCAAGAGCATGGGCGGCAACATAGAGAACGAGAGCAAGCGTATCGACAGCGCAATGAGGACTATCGGTACTGCTGCCGCAGCATACTTCTCTGTTACCGCCCTGACGAATTTTGCCCGTAGCGTTGTGCAGGTAAGGGGCGAAATCGAGTCGCTTGAAATATCATTTGCCACCTTGCTCGGCTCTACCGACAAGGCGAAAGAGCTGTTCGGAGCGATACGTGATTTTGAGGTAAAGACACCTATGACGCTCGAACCGCTTGCCAAAGGTGCGCAGACGCTTCTCGGCTTCGGTGTGGCGGCTGAAAAGGTAATGCCAATCCTGAAACAAATCGGAGACATCTCAATGGGCAACGCAGACCGTTTCCAGTCCCTTGTGCTGGCATTTGCACAGGCATCGGCTAACGGCAAGCTCATGGGACAAGACCTGCTGCAGATGATTAATGCAGGCTTCAACCCGTTAAACCAAATGTCAAAGGACACGGGAAAGAGTATCGCCGAACTCCGGGACGAGATGTCAAGGGGCGCAATATCCGCAGAGGATATGGAGAAAGCCTTTGCAGCCGCCACGGCGGAGGGCGGTCAGTTCTACGGTATGCTTGAAAAGCAGTCGGAGGGCGTAAATGGTGCGTTATCCAACTTGGAGGGCGCATGGAACTCCATGCTCAACGAGATAGGAAGCAGTCAGCAAAACGTATTCGTAAGCGGCGTGAACCTACTTACGACTATGGTAGAGCATTACGATGTGTTCCTGAACGCCATACTGTCCGTAGCGGCTGCATACGGCACTTACAAGGCGGCTTTGATGGCTGTATGGGTCGTAGAAAAGGCTCGCAACCTTACCGAAAGCATACGGCTTATTATGATGTTCCGAAAGGAACTCGGATTGCTTACCGCAGCGCAGCAGGCGTTCAACATCACGGCATGGGCAAACCCCTACGTGCTTCTCGCCGCAGCAATCATCGGAGTTGTTACCGCATTGGTGCTCTACACCGACAGTACGAGCAATGCAGAAAAAGCACAGGAGAAACTGAACGAGGACAGCGATGCTTTCCGTCAGAAGCTGGAGGAGGAACGTCAGGCCATTGACGAGTGTATCAACATCATCAGGGACAAGACGGAAACGGACTATGCGCAGATTGCGGCATACGAACGTCTGAAGAAGCTGTGCCCGGAACTTACCAACGCCTACACGATGCAGGAACTTGCAGCTTCTGACCTTTCAGATACGACAAAGCGTCTCAACGAGATACAGGATGAGGAGACCTACCAGCACAAGATAGAGGAACTGAACAAATACAGGTCTCTGCTGGAGGACATCAAGACTGCGGAAG